ATCGCCTGAATTTGATTTTGATTGGTGGTGATAGCTGTCTGAACTTTTGATACATGATCTAAGCGTGATTCTAAATCTTTAATTTTATTGCCAAGTTGCAATAACGCACTTCCACTCTTATGCATCACTCCATGATGTTCTTCTATCATTTTAGATTTATGTTCTTCACCCAAATCTTGATTACAAGTAGAACATGTATCATTTTGTTCATAAAATTCTATTTCATTTTCTGAGGACATCATCTTTCGTTCAATATTTTTTTGATATCCTTCCAGCTCTTTAAGGGTTTGTGATGTCTCGTCATTTGATATTGAGGCCATTAACTCTTTTATTGTTGTATTTAATCGGTCAACTTCTCCTTCATTGTTACTAACATCAAGTTCATTTTGTTGAATTTGATTTGTCTTAGTCTTTTTTAACTCATTAATTGCTTCTTCAGTATTACTAATATGTGCAACAGATAATTTCCTATTGACTTCAATGTTTTGACTGTCATCTTTGTTCTCTGATATTTTGTATTTCAACAGACCATTCATTACAGAGAAAATTTGAATATCAAGTAAATCTTCAATAATTGTTCTACGATCTGTAGATTTCAATTGCATGAATGGGATATAATGATTTGCTCCCAATAAAACAATCTGAGTAAAAGATTTATAGTTTAGTTTAAGGATAGTCTTTTCAAGATACTCTTGTTGATCCGCGGTCTTGGCATCTTGATTCAATCTTTTTCCATCGATAAAAATTTCAAAGATGTTTTTCTTGATTCCTCTACGAACCATATAGGATTTACTACCATAATCAAACTCTATCTCTACTAACAGTCCGCCATCATTAATAGAATTTATTAATTGAGGTCTGTTAATTCTTCGAAATGGTTTGCTGAATAATCCGAAACACAAGGCGTCTAAGACGGTAGATTTACCTGATCCATTTTCTCCGACAATTAGCGTGGTGGAAATTTTATCTAATTGAATTTCTGTAAATTGATTGCCGGTACTTAATAAATTTTTCCACCTAATATTTTTAAAATATATCAAAACTTAATCTTACTCTCTTCTAAATAACTAAAAAACAATATTGTAGTTCTAATTAGTTCCTGTTCTGCTTTTTCGATATTATATTTCTTATCGATCATCGGCTCATCGAAACAGTTTGACTTTGCTACTTCTAATTCTACTATGCGGTGTTTTACTTCTTTAAAAACTAACGACACCATTGGTAGTGTTACTTTTTCCATTAGTACTCTTTTAGTACAGTAGGTTTTGTTTGGTGTTCGAATCTATAATCAAGATTTTCAAGAGAGTCTGCGAGAACAGAATTACATAATTGATTTAAAGTTATGTCTCTATCGTGAGCCGCAAGTGTTAATATTAAAAGATCATCATCAGATAATTCTATTTCTACAGATTGAGTACCAGCTTTTGGTTTAATTCCTCTACTTCTTTGTTCTCTTTCTTTTTGTCTTTCTATTTCATCCATATCATAATTGGACATTTTTTCTTCCTTTCTTTTTTGTAGTCTTTCTGCATAAGTTTCTATGGTCATATTGTCTCCACAGTCAATGCCTCATTATATAGGTTTCTCATCAATATATTTAACTCTGTTTTATTTTCTATATTTAATGAATCAACATATTTACTTAAAATAGTTAAGGTGTCTTGAGCCTCATCGATTATATCATCATCTTCCATGAATTCCAAATCTGAAAAATTTTCAACTACTACTAAATTAGCAACATTTGCTGAATATAACTTATCTAATACTGTATCAAACCAAAAGGGATTTGTTTTCTTTTGTATTACTACTTTTACATAAGTATTTTCATACTCACTATAATCTTTTTCTGTTAATGTCTCAAAAGTCTCATTACTATCATCGTAATAGAACTTTCTAAACATTCTATAGGGGTTTTGTATGTGTTCTAACTCTCTTGTCTCTGTATCAAAGATGTGAAAGCCCCTAGTGTCTTTATAATCACTCCATGTTATTTCATAGGGATTTCCTAAATAGTAAATCGTTCCATCATCTGATTTGTGATGAAAATGTCCACTCATAGCCATATCAAATTTATCAAAAATCTTTGCTTCTACGCCTTCATAACTCCATGATCCAATATGTTGTTCAAATCCTTTTACTTCAAGATGGCCCATAAGAATCTGACATTGAGTATTTTTGATTGCTCTCATACTCTCACCATAGTTGTCTTCATTTATCCACGGCATCATGAGTATTCCTAGTCCATCAAAATCAACTTCTTTAGGAGAAGAATACATCCACGGCTCTACTTTACCCTCATGAGTAGTGAAAATTTCTTGAAGAGAATTTAATTCGTTAGTATTTTTATAGAAAACATCGTGGTTTCCTATTATTATGTGGGTATCTACTCCCATTTTCCACAAGCGTTGAACAAAATTTGTTCGTAGATCGTTCAGTATCTTGAAGTTAATAAATTTTCTACGATCTACTACATCACCTAAATGGATAAGTGTTTTGATATTATGTTCTTCTAGGTAAGGAAAGAAAACATTATCATAAAACTTCATGAAATAATTCATAAAGGTTTGACTGTCTCCCCGTGCTCCGAAATGAGTATCGGTTATAAGTGCAATCTTCATGCTGTCCACCATGTAGGTTGATTAGAGTATTTCCATGTAGAAATTGATGCCTTCTCTGTTAGGTAATAATTTCTATAGGCATCTATAGTGTCTGGTTTTTTACAATAATCTGGCATACATTGTGGAGGATCTACCCAGCCATTGTCTTTAATATTCTTTGGAGCTTGTTCTAAAAGTTTACCAAGTTTATCCCATGTCTTGTGAACTTTAAAATTATGATCACTATATCGTATAGAGTATTCTGCACTCAACATACGAAACAATCGAAACAACCAATCATAATGTTGTTTTGATGAACGAACCCAAATTGTACTTGGATGATTTTTGTGAGTTGACTTATATAGTATGTCAGGAACATTACCATCAAGTTCTCTATGTGCCGTGGATAACATTTGGGCACTTTCTAGTATCATTTTCACACAATGTTTATCGTTGTGTGCTTCTGCTGCCTCTTGAGGACAGTTAGATAAATAAAATATATTCATGCTATGGCTCTCATAAACAGTTCTAAATTGGATTCTGTTTTTTTGACTGCCTTTTTCTTCTTACTCTTTTCAAATGTGTCTACAAAATCATCAACCATTACTTTAAAATCAGAATTTTCATAATCACGGAGAGAAATAGAAGAATTATTAGAATTATTATAATCCATATATTCAGGAGCAATTTCGTAATTTTGCATACTCTTATATTTTATATATAATTGTTTTTTCTCTTTTTGAATTCTTCGAATAAAAGCATAATAAATTATTTGAGTAAAATAGGCAAAAGGATTATTTGATTTTTCTGGATTAAAATTATGAATATAATGTAGACAGTTTTCTATTCCATCAGATATCATATCATTTTTAAATGCATAATTTATAAAGTTGGGTCTAAAAGATAATCTTTGTGCTATCTTTAAAAATACGGATCCCAGATATTCTGAAATCATTGGAAGGTCTGTATCATTTTCCTTCGATTGAATATATTCTCTTTTATATTCGATCATTGCCTCTAAAAATTTGGCATTGTCCACATAATGAACTTTTGCAACTTTTGATTTTGTTTTTCGTTTAGCCATAATATCTATTATAAAAATATTTTTGTTTTTATTTAACCATAATATCTATTATATCACAATAATGCTTATTGTCAACTATTAATTCATGAATCCACTTGGTTCAAAATCTGCCAAAATTTTTGACATTTTATTTAGCTCTTGATCTTGAGTATGTGTACTATCTTCATTTACAGAGTTTAAATAAAAACCTTGATAGTCTTCTCCTAAATCTGAAACAGACATAATACACCTTGCTGCTAAAGGTACGTGTGTAGTGTCTGTAAAAGGTAACCACTTAAGTAGTGCCAATGAAGTACTTTTTGCTTCTTCATCAAATTTCATTAAAACTCTCATTGGCCAATGTAGTTCCAAATAACCATTAGTTTTACTTTTATCAGTTACTAATACTTTTGAAAAGAGTATTTCTCCATTATCTAATCTTATAACCTTTAAGTTCTCGTTGTCTAGTTCTACTGTCATTCATGCCTTAAGCGAAATGTTATAGATTTTATAAGGAAACCGTTCTTCATCATATATTTTCATTCTATCTTCATGATGTCGATAAGCATAATTCTTTCTGTTCTTCCACCTCAAATCATCCGTAATATCGTATAGTACTGTCTCTTGATTATTATCTGACAGTCTTAATCCCCGACCTATCGACTGAAGATTTCTAATACGACTCTTAGAAGGAGAAGCGAAAATAATGTTATGAAGATTCCTAATGTTGATGCCGGTACTAAATACCCCATAACTAGCCACGATGATTGCGTCTCGTTCTGTTTCTGCGATTGCTCGTATTTGTTCTCTTGTATCGGTTTCGGTTCCACCATATACAAAAAAAGTTTGTCTATTCTTGACATCTGTTTTCTCCTTTATCATATCGTATAAAATACGTCCATGTTTTTTCACTAATCTAAAGAGAAGTAAAGTATTACCATCAAGTGATAATACTAGGTTTCGTATATATTTATTTCTTTTTTCATGTCCTACTATAAATTCTAGTTCAGCTGCATATTTAATCTTTGTAAATTGTTCACATACTTTATCTGGATATTTTAATACTATAATATCTACACGAAATGAAGCTAATTGTTTTCTATCAATTAATTTAGCAGTTGATGTAACTCTATAAACCTTGCCAAATAGACCCTCTAATACTAATTTGTGAGTTTGTGTTCCATCTAATGTTCCTGTAGTTCCTATTCGATATTCTGCATTGACACATTTAGTCATGATAGATGTGAGGGATTTTGATTTGAATCCGTGAGCCTCATCACCAATTACTAATTTATATGGTTCAAAAATCTTCTTCTGGAGTTTATATATGGATTGCCATGTTGAAATAACTACTTGCTTATCTGATACCTTATCTTGACCTGCATAGACTTGGTGACAAAATTTTGCGGAATCCCATCCGTATTGTTGAAAATCTGCATATAGTTGAGATACTAATGATGTAGTAGGAACAATTATTAAAGTCTTAACATTCAATGCTCGTACAAGTAAATAGATGATTAAAGATTTTCCACTTGCAGTAGGAGATACTAACAAACATTTTTTATATGATAAAGCATGATAAAAAGCTTTAAGCTGATAATCTCTAACCTTAAATGGTAATTTTAAATTGGTAATCAGGTAATCAAGATTTTCTGTAATAATTTTTTTCGGTTTCCACCAATTACCATCAGGAATGACTTCATAATTTCTTTTTTCAGCAAATATAAAAACATATTCAAGTAGTCCACTATACAGTAATCTATTGTGAATATTGAATAATCTTATATTACCATCCCAAATTTTCATCCGATAAGCAGGCATGAATCTAAAACCCGGAACCTGAAATGTAAAATAATCACACAATTCTTGTGCTACGCTAGCTTCACAAGCAATCTTAAGATATACTTCATCCTTCTTCGAGATTTCAATTGTTTCAATGGCCTTCTGTAAAACGTTTCCAGTCGATTGCATTTTTTATCAAGTATCCTCTAGTTGTTAAACTTTTCACTATAGATTCAAGATAGTTGACTTTTTCTTCTTGTAGTGCAAGTAAT